AACGAGGGTCATGTTGTGCTGATGATGGATTGGCTGAAGACATCTAGATTGTTAGAAACAATGGGGCATCAGGATACTTGGGAGGATAAAATTGGCTATTCAGCTTTGGGTGGCGAGTTTATGATAAAGGAGGAGCAAGATGCCAAGGTTTAAGATGAATGTTTTTTTAATTAGTGAAAATACTGAAGGAGAAATATTTACGAATGAATTTAAAATGATTTGTTTTGTTAGAGATAGTTACGACAATCAGGAAGTAGCTGATCGTGCTGACAAAATAACTAAAGATTATATATTAAAATCTAAAAATCCTGTTCTGTTTGGCTCTTGCTTTTATTCAGCTAGGAAAAATGACAAGCCTCACAATTGGGAAATGATTTCTTTTAAAGACAATTGCCTTGAAGAAAAATATACAGAAAGAGATTTACGTCATATGATAAAATTATACACTCCAATTGAGTATATTAAAAAATTTAGATTATTTTCTAAAAAGGAAATGCTTACTAACAACAAACAAAAATTACATTAAGGGGGATACATGACTGATAAAATAAGTCCATTTAAAGAAATAGGACATGTGTGTAAGAAATTTGGTTGGGAAACTAAATTATGCGAAATGTCTCAAGAGCAAATAGAAGTATTAATTTATGCAATACAGCAAACAACACCAATTGAGGAGGAAATTGCCATTGATAGACTTGAAGAGAACTACTTTAGAATCACAGGAAATTGGCCGACAAACAGCACCATCATCCCGTTCTAAAGATTTAGAGAATCAAATCTCAGATGCAGTAGACGAGAGGATCGTTGAGAACAATAAAAAGATACCTAAACGAAACTATATAGGTGCTTCTTCTATTGGCGAAGAGTGTAGTAGAAAAATACAATATAGATTTATGAATTACCCTTCTGATCCAGAGAAAGAATTTACTGCAAAGACATTGCGTATTTTTCAGTTCGGACATGAGATCGAGGATTACGCGGCTAAATGGTTGCGTGATGCAGAGTTTGATTTAAAAACAGAGGATAAGTCTGGAAAGCAATTTGGGTTCGCTATAGCAGATGACCAGATAAAAGGTCACATAGATGGTGTATTAGTCTCTGGGCCAGTACCTATGAAGTATCCTGCCTTGTGGGAGAACAAATCTGCGAACGATAGGAAGTTTAAAGAGTTTGTAAAGCACGGTGTTGCTAAAACAAATAAGGTCTATGCGACTCAGATAGCACTCTATCAAGCTTACATGGATCTTGCAGAAAACGATTGTTTATTCACAGTTGTTAATAAAAACACCAGTGAAATATATTATGAATTAGTTCCGTTTGATAAAAAACTTGCTCAAGAAGCGAGTGATAAAGCAGTAGACATCTTGACTAGTATAAAAGCAAATGACATTCTACCTCGCATAGCACAAAGTAGAGATTTCTTTTTATGCAAATTCTGCGAGTATCAAAACTCGTGTTGGGGAGAATAACCGAAATGAAAAAAGTGGAGGGTGAAATGTCGGTAAACATCACCCTCCTAGATTAAAACGAACTTTATGTGGTGGGTACAGAATAATGGTAGTAATAAGACTTAGCAATACTAAATCCAGTAATTTAGCAGAAGAAATCAGTGACAAAGTGCCTCGTAGCATACAGTTGCAAGCACTGGTGGATACATACCCAAACGGTGTTATCAGAGGCACTCAATTTGAGATCGGATCGTTAAGCGGTGAGGTCGGAAAATCTCTAAAAATTTCTGTAGATTCTAACCGTTCTGACTTTATGCAGGGTATGGATTTTAGTACCAGTGAAGGTATCGGAGGTATCGCAAAGATTATGATGGAGGGTCGAGGAATGACCCTGAGAGATGTTACAGAATATTTCAGTGACTATTTAGAGGGATCAGATCGACCTAGACCTCCAGAAAACCCGATAAAACCTAATTTAGATGCACCAGCTCCAACTAAAACTAAAATTCAGATAGATATTAACACTCCTTTTGACGGTGAGCATTTCTATGTATCGGAAGATGGTGAGATTATTTGCTCTGTCCGTAGATACATATCAAAAGATGATTCGGGTGAGATTATGCGAGGATCGGATGGCAAGGCTAAAAAAGAATTTAGACAGTTCTCAGGTCAAAGCACATACCCTAAAATGCCCGAAACTCGTCCTCTATATAACATTCCAGATATTCTGGAAGCAGAGCGAGTTATCTGGGTCGAAGGTGAGAAATGTGCAGATGATCTAAAAGCTATGGGTTATACAGCTACCTGTAACTTAGGTGGTGCAGGTATGTTATCCGTTAAGTCAGCTCCAAGTTACGATTTCTCTCCGTTACATGGTAAAAAAGTAATAATATGGCCTGACAATGATAGCGCAGGCATAAAGATTGCAAAATTAGTACAGGATTTATCTTCTAAAGCAGGGGCTATATCTGTAACAATGCTGTCGCCACCAAGGGGTAAGCCTGAGAAGTGGGACGTTTCTGATGCAATTACAGAAGGTTTTGACATCAATAAGTTCTTAAATGAACCACAGCACAAAACCAAACAAACCATTTCTTTAAAAGATAACAGCTTACTTATATCTCAAATGTTTGTAGGTAAAGCACCAGAGCAGAAGTTTCTGATCGCAGATACAATACCTCTGGGCGTACCTGTTGTTTTTGCAGCGGCTGGTGATTCGGGAAAAGGAATGATGACTTTAGATTTAGCTATGAAAGTAGCGTCTGGGTTTTCAATGCAAAGCTCCTTTGGGGGATTGGTATCTACGCATGGTAATGTAGTCATTATGACAGCGGAGGATGATAAGGACGAACTGCACAGACGTGTGGAGCGACTAGATCCCAGGAGAAAAAGATTTGATTACGAACATGATATGAGAGTGCTTCCGTTGCCTAACTTGGGCGGTGTATTCCCAATGATGCAGAAGATAGATAATTCATACGTCATGGGAGCAGAGTTCGAAAGGCTCTATGAACAGATACTAGAAATTGATAACTTAGCTCTGTTCATTGCTGATCCAATGGCATCGTTTGTCCATGCAGATATAAACTCTGATCCAGCGGCAGGGGCCGCTTTCATGGGTATGCTTGCACAGTTGTCTACTGAAACAGGTGCAACAGTCATGGTTAATCACCACATGGCTAAGATTAGAGAGAATGAGCCGATTACAACACCAGAACAGGCGCGTAACCTTATCAGGGGTACATCAGCTATTGTAGACGGTGTCAGGTCTGCGTTCTCCGTATGGCAAGTGGACGAGAAGATCGGGAGACAAAGATGTAAAGATCTGGATATAACATATACACGAAACACCGTATTCGATGGTGGTGTAGTTAAATCAAACGGTCCAGCTAATCGGGATATACGTCACTTTATTCGTAATCAAGACACAGGTTTACTTGAGGATAGATCACAAGATATTCGTAACTTAGCTCTCTCGTCAGCCATACGTCAAAGAATAGATTATATGTACCAGTTTATCGAGCTATGTGAGCAAAACGGTCACGCAGTCACCAAAGGTGGTAAAGATGATGGCGTGTTTGAATCTATTCGTGTTGCCACGTTAAGAGAACCTTGCGTAATAGGTTTAAAAGGAATCGGTGAGTCTACAATCAAAGGAGCCGTTACCCAACTTCAAGAAACTGGTAGGATTGACGTATATAGACTTACTCAGGCAGGAACTAAAAAGTGGCTCGGAACTATGGATGGTGCAATGGCAAATGGTACATACGAGGCGCGTACTGCAAGAGAGAATAGTGGTTGACCTATCCCTTACTGTATGGTAATTAATAGTATATGAAAGGAATAGAAAATGTTCGCAGTATATAATACAAAAAAAGAAAGACCTACTTTAAAAGAAGCACAAGAATTTGTCGGGGGAATGGTTCAAATAGTCTATTGCCCTTCAGATCCTGATGCTCAGTTGCTCGTTAACGAAGAAGGTCTACTCTTAGACCTACCTTGGAACGATAAGGCTACAGATTTAGCTAAAACAGGCATCGTCGGGAACGCTATTTTCTTATTAGGTAATGCTAAATGGGATTAAGTGTTGCTTAAAACAAATACTATGATATAATTTTTATATGCATAATGTCTTT